TCGCCAATTTCTTTTGTTTCAAACACCGATGGTTTGATATCCATATGAATGAGCATAACATTCGCAATATCAACCACTGAAAATGATAGTTTCTTTTTTGATATGTTCAGTCTAATCTCATTAGAGCATGCATATGTGATATTAATTAGTTCTTTCAGATATTCTGCTTTAATCACTGCTTTCATAATCTTCTAGCCTCTTTTGATTTTCTGCTATAATTCTCACTGTTCCAAAGGCATTTGTGGATGTTTCTTGTTCCATTTAAACCATATCTCCAATCATGTGAATTGTATCCTTCATAGCCATGTATTGAGGAGCATAAATTCGAAGAGCGGTTTCCTCAATGCAATATTGCATAAGAGCACATACAAATATAATACAAATGGCGCACACAAAGAAAATGATGATTTTACCTTCAAACCCATCAAATGTACAACAATCATTATCCCATTTATAAATAAAAATTGCGCATACGACAAGCAATATAAAAATAATTGCAATTGTAATGATATTAGACACTGCTTTAATCATCTGAACGCTCAAATTGAGTTGATATAGTGTATCAACTCCGATTCCAACTTTATCAGCGAGTATTGTAATTGCATTTGATATATCATCCATGTTAATCAAGCCTCCACCCTTGGCGCGAGTAGATACTTTCCTTTACCGTGTCCTCCAGCAACATAGAAACTGATGATAATAGGGAAGTCGTTACCAAGTCCGATATTAACATCTCCTCCAAGATTACGAGACATGCTGATTAGATAATCTGATGAAAACAACGAATTGCCTTCTCCAGAAACACCAATCAGTTCATCCGTTGACAATGGCTTTACTACGTTATCTTGTCCTTCGTTGACTGATTCAACGCTAAATACACCATTAGAGATAACCATCCTTATTTTATCAGACTCGGTTGATATATTCTTGATGATGGTCGCAAACTCTTTACCGATGATATCAATTGACCCGGGCAGTTCAAGCGCAGGCATTTGAGGGTCCTTTCTTACGGTTGCATCATGCAAAAGCGTCTGCGTGCTCTTGTATCCTGCACATTCTACAATGATGGCGTTTGACTCAAGAGATTGACGAGTGATGGAGATCTCTTTCCCGCCGAACCCGAGAGCGTTCTTCAGTTTCTTGATGTCAACGCAGATTTGAGATGGTTCAAATGAATATTCGCTGAATGCATCCGATGGTATTTCAACAGATGCCATTGCTACGTTGCCAGAATCAACCACACGATACCATAGTTTATCTGTTTCGATGTGCAGTCGTAACTCAAGCGCTCCAATTCCTTCTGCGATATCTACAATCTCTTTTATTAGTTCTGTCTTTGCTGTTAGTTTCATGTTATACCTCCAGTGTCTTTTGTTCTGTGTTCGTTCCTACCCATTTATCAAGTCCAACTTGAGGAGCCTTGGCATTCGATTCAGCGCGTTTGCAGTTTAATACAGCCTGATCATAGTAACTATCCTTTAACTCAAATCCTATACCACGGCGACCCATCAATAAAGCCTGATACACCGATGACCCAATCCCGACAAATGGATCAAGCACAATATCACCGGGATTAGACCATAACTCGATGCAGCGCTCGATAACCTCCAGTTGCAAGGGTGCGATATGCCTCTCATCTGTCTCTTCTCGCGCAGATTCCCTCTGAAGCGTATTTCCTTGAGTTATATCCATCCATATAGGCGATGCGATCCGCTGCCACTTATCAACCGGGTATTCTTCAGCGGTGTGGCTCACGGGTTCCGGGTTATCTCCGGGCTTTCTGAATGTGATAACATAGTCGGGTAACCCTTGCCGAGACATTGTAGAATCTTTCTTGAGTTGCTTCCACAGGAGCCCGAGCGCTTTAGTTCTCTGCATTGCCACGACTGGGTCTTTCCAGATGCACACCTGCGAATGATAAATAAACCCTGCATCCTGCATAATCTTGATGAGGATGCCTCTAAAGTCTTTCAGCCCGATAACACCATCCCTCTGCTTGCTGGTGGGAAGGTCCATACAATGAACCGACATGTCCCGGCCTGGCATCATCACGCGGTATAACTCTTTCACAAGATACCCGAAATGCTCATAGAACTCATCATCTGTCGTGCAATTTCCGATATCTCGCGGGTGGTCACTATACGTGAACAACGAGATAAAAGGCGGACTGTAGATACAATAATGTATAGAGTCGTCTTTTATACCTTTAATCCCGTCAATGTTGTCCACATTGTAGAGAGCAAAGTTCTCCCCAATGTGTTGTCTCTTTACTGTTGTTTCTTCAATTATACTCGTCACCAAGAACCCACTCCAAAATTACTATTTTTGTGTTTACAATATCTCTTGCAGGTTTTGCAACTTCGTCGGTAATAACATTCATATCTTCAGTTAGTTTTCGATATGCAATATATAAATCTTCACGCTTTTTCAGAATCTCCTCTTCTGTTCTCATTTTCTCACCTGTTACCATTACATATTATACTCATTGATATAAAAATTATATCCATGATGGAACCATCATCTTTTCTTGTGGATTGTATTCGTCAGACTGTCTAAACGTCGAACGGATGTTTTCAGAGCACAAATCGCTTGTCGCTGCAATCATTCCTGATAGCATCTCATCAAATGCTTTTTCTTTCTCCTTAATATTCCTAACAACCGCGCCCTCTGCTTCACTTGCAATGATATGAACGTTCACCTGTTCGGTCTGTCCGAACCTCCAACATCGGCGCACAGCCTGAAAGAGACTCTCAAAACTATCCGTTAATCCAACAAATGCCATATTATGACAATGTTGATAATTGAGTCCGGCCCCGAAAATACTGGGCTTACTGACTAATACCCTGGTCTTCCCATCACAAAAATCATTGCTCATTTGTTCTTTATATTCTGGTTTATCGCTTCCTCTGACTTCAACCGCTCCATCAATCATCTTCTTCAGCATTTCTGATTCAGCGTTCAGATCACACCATACTAACCATGTTTCATCTGAAGCATTGACAATATCCGCACACTTCTGGCATCTCTCTACAATGCTCTCCTTTCGTGCTGCTCCCCTATCTGATAGTGTCTTTGCTACTCCTCTACCCTGAAAACGGCTATGATTGATTGATACCGTGTGCTGAATGGTATTAAGTGGTGGTAAGTCGAACGCATCACCATCATATCCCAGGTCTCTAGGGTTCTTCATCATTACAGCCCATTCAGATACCCATTTCCAGAACGGACCGGGAGCACCATCTTTTCCCTTGTTCGCGTGGCCTTTAAGTCTCCATTTTGCCGTATCCCCACCATCATGAACAAAATACGTTGATAACATCTCTGTGCTCTTCATCACTCCTAGAAACTCTGCCTGATTGCCGAGTTCCATATAATCATTCGGGGACGGCGTCGCGCTGCATGATAACCGGTATGGCGTGTTCCAAAACGATTCTATAATACGCTCTTTAAAGGCACCATTCAGAGATTTAAGTATGGAACTCTCATCGAGGCATATTCCTACAAAGTGAGATGCATCAAATTTATCAAGCATCTCATAATTGGTAATATTAACTCCCGGCTTAACTCCCTCTTGAGAACGGCAATAATTAACATCAATGCCGAACTTCTCACCCTCTTTTACTGTCTGACTCGCGACAGCCAGAGGAGCAAGAATTAAAACGTCTTTCCCGGTGTGCTTTGATACTTGATCTGACCATGTTAATTGGCAGATCGTTTTTCCAAGTCCTGTATGAATGAACAATGCACTTTTACCCTTTTTAAGAGCCCATTTAGTAGAATCGACTTGAAACGGGAACATCTCTTTCGGGAATGTTGATACATCTGAATCAAACCCTGTATCAGGGTTGGTTACTCGTTTACTCTCTAAAAATGTTTGATAATCGTCCATCAAACTCTCCTATTCCACGCGGTAATTGCTTCATCCTCTGTATCACATAAATGCCCACACGAATCGCATTCATCGCACTCAACAAACCATTCGAATGCATCTCTTTGATACACTCTTCCAAAACCTCCGCAAAACGGGCATGGTTTGGTTTCTTTAGGTTCTTTTATACCCACTGGATTGCCCATATTTTTAGATTCCTTAACCATACACTTTGCTATATCAAACGTCATCATTCATCAACCTCATAACAATCCCTACCCCCATAGCACTTTATAGCATATGCAACTCGTTTATTTCCTTTATCGCAAAATTGGCAATAATATGATCCATCACTTCCGCGTTCCTTTCTTTTCCATGCCTTTATGGGGTGCATTGGGTGAGGTAAAATAAAATTAACCAAATCCAAATGAGGATATTTACTCTCATCAAATATCAGATGCTTACACGGTTTCAATTCTTCTTCAGTCATTCAAATGCTCCCGGAGTCTCTTCAAACTCGCACGAGTATGGACAGTGTTTAGGAAATGGGCACTTTTCTGATTTACTCTCTACAACACAACCAATGCATTTTTGTTGTTTATTTTCTTCACTCATTTCTTCCTCTTAAACTCTACCCACTCTCTGAATATCTCTCGATATACATCATTCGTTCCAACTTTCTTTACTTTAGCAAGTGCCCTTACGAGATCCACGCATTCATTGGGGACTCTTACTGTCTCCGTGGTTCCGTTACGGTTCTGCTTCTTTTTTGACATTATACCACTCTATACAACTATTCCATTCTCTTTTACAAGTTTATTTACAATCTTAATTAATTCAGGAACAATGCAGTCTTTATTATCAGATAAAAATACTGCGCTTCTTGTTTTCATTCTTGGATCTTCTGCTGCATACTGCATAATAATAGCCAAGAACAATTTAGCCTGAAAGTCACTCAATTCCAATTTCATTTTTACCTCTTACATATACATATTACATCAACAACCATAAATATTTTACCATCATTCTTGTGATAATCGTTAAATACTATTCAAATCTAACTGTATTGTATGGAACTCGCAATTGCAAGCGTAAAGCGCGTGATGAAGAACGTAGCAGGACAGGATACACCAATTGGTGCAGCAACAGTAACCGCCATGATTGAACAGGTTGAGAATTTTATCGAAGAGAAGACACTCGAAGCCAAGAAACTTGCACAGCACGCAGGAAGAAAGGGTATCAGTGAAGAAGATATCACACTATTATTCCAGTAACCTCTTCCATATCACCCCCTTCTGTTATCTCTTTTATCGCCTCTCGCCAATCTTTTGCAACCGGTTTGTTCCACAATGTGAACATTGATGAAAACACGGGATACAACCTACCAGGGATCTTAAACTCTCCAAGCCTCACCCGTTCGTTCTCACTTTGCACACCCACACGCTCACGTAGAGCCACGAAGTATCGATCATTGGGGAGAGTGTATAACTTTCTATAGTCGTGTTCGATCTTTTCTTCCTGATGGTTCTCTACGCTCTCAACGATGGACGTGTATAACTCAATAACCATATCAATGTCAAATTTACCATCCGGATGAGGCACAACTATGTATTTGTAACCACTTAAAAATCCTGGCACTTATGCATCCTCCAACGGGCACCATGATGGAATATCCCCAGTAGTATCTTCAAACGATTTTCCATCTGGGCACTCATCAAACTTTTTGTGATTGCATGCTGCAAAATCTTCAGAGTGAGTTTCAAGCCCCGATGAATGCGGGCACCATCGGCAATTATCAATTGTATATGCTAGAACTATCTTCATCCATCAATCATCTCCACAACTCTCTTTACGCTCTCGTTCACCTTGCAGAGCGCGGTGAGTTCATCATCTCCCATCAACTTTTCAAGATCCTTCACCGTGAATTTAGCCAATTGCAGAGCCTTCTCATCCCCTATTGCCGCAATAACCTTTGATGCAATCGGTTCTCTGCGCGGAGTAACAACCGTTCTGATCTTGTATTCTCCTCGTTCTGTTATGCCTTTCAATAGAGCATACTCAAGACATTTTTGATTCTCTGCTTCGATATCCTTAATCTCTGCTTCTAATGCCTTGATACGTTCTTTGTTCTCGTAGATTGTTTTTAATGGGTTTGGTGTCATTCTTTTCACTTCGTTAGTTTGTGTTTCACTGCGAATAGCAGTTCTTCAATCGAGCAATCATCAACGCGCTTATCGGCAATTGGTAGGCGTTCGTATGGATCAACATTCCGCGTTAGAGAATATCCTTCATAATTTGTAATTATCTTAAGTTCTAACCACGATCTCTGTTTTTCGATATAATGAGATATTCCAAATCCATCTCTAATCATTTCTGGTGGATCAAAACTCTGCACCAATTCACACAAAGTCCCATCGGTAACGCGCAGTATAGTATCGTTCCCAATTAACCCTGCAAAAGAAAGAGTTTGACTAGTCATAACGCCCACACTCGCAGACGTCAATATCTTCCACGTTCATGCTCTTCAGTTCTTCAAGGTCTTCCTCAAGGATCTTCACAACATCACGCGCCTGTTTCAGTTGCTTAAGTTTGCACTCAAGCATACCACGCGCAATCTGAATCTGCTTCTCAAGGATGCAATCCTGTGCATCCGCAACGAGTTCGTTTACTTTCATTTTAAATCCCCCAGATAACTGAAACCAAGCACACAACGATAGATATCACCAGTTCAACGATCATTACCTTTGATACAAACAAAACCGCTGAAACTAATGGTGTCCTATAAAGAACTTCGGAAAAGTCTTCCTTCTTTACAAGCGTGATTGAAACTGATACGACGAACCATATCATATACACGCCAAGTCCAAACAATCCAATTTGTAGCAAACTCATTGTTTTACCTCTTTACAACTACATATTATCACAGTAAGTATAAAAAATTATCGAGCGCAGTCACATATCACCGGGCCAAGATGCTTCAATTGCTTTGCATGACGGCAGAACCACCCATCTCCAGACGGCTCGTAACAATCGCGCGGATT